ATTCTTGGGGTGTCAGTATCAAGGCTTAATTCGGAGGGTACAATATTGGCAAAAAGCTCAACGGTGTACGCTTTTTCAGGAACAGGATATAGGTAGAACCTTGGAATTACTTCAGTATCCGTTCCATGATTACGGTTATCAATGTAGTACCAAATAGGTCTACCCTTTTCCGGTTCATTATCTTTGTAATGAGGAAAATTAAGACCGCGGCCAGAAGGTGCTCTAAAATCCCAAGAGAAAAGCGATCGGGCTCTTATTTCAGCTTCTGGCCCAGTCATTGGAGAAAGTGGGCCCTCTCCTACCAGAACAGGAATCTTATTAACCGAAGTTACTTCCTTAGATAAATCAGCACCCGCCTGATCGGCAGTGTATGACAGAGTAAACTTTTTCTCTGCCCACATTGGACGTTTACCATCAATCGGAGTATAGCATTCACGATACGCCTGATTAATATAAATACCAATGCGATCTTGATCGACTTGTGGAAGATCGGCGGCTGAATCAGCGCCGAGCATAGAAGAAAGCTGATCCTTTAGGGACAGATATGTAATCGCGGCCATGAAGCCATTTTATTCGCTAGAAACCGCTTCTGCGACCGGTTGGCTTTTAGCTTTTGGTTTTGACTTTGGACGAGATTTTGCACCAGCAGATGTGGGTGCTGCTTCTTCAACCTCAGCTTTAGGGGTGTCAAGCCACACAGAAAAGTACATGGTTCGGTAAATCCGACCCTGTGTCCTGAAAATATCATCCGCTTCTTTTTGGTCTTTCGGTTCATAAGCAAAATGCCTAATTTCCGGATCCCACAAGAAATTATATCTCATTTGAGACATGCCTTTAAGTCTAATATTGGGTGTTGCACCCATTTGATTACTTTTTCCAATTATTATTATTTTCATGATATAAAAAAGCCTCTCCCCCGCATACGCAGGAGAGAGGCCGAGGGTTTAATGGGAGGGGAAATTCCGAACCATTAGGTTTAGGCTTACGCCTGGGTCAAAGAAAGACCAGGAACCTGACGAACAACTTCGATAAGTTGAACAGAAGGAATTCTGCCACGAGTGTCCTTGCGTGCGCCCATTCCGTAAACGGATTGAACACCAACAGCTGACAAGTGTGCTTCGTTACCACTGTTCGCGAAATCGTCGTAATGGAAGATTTGCTCACCGTAGATTTTTCCTTTTGCGTAGTACATCGCGTCTTTACCCATGGCTAATGCATAACCGATTGGGGTTCCGAGTACGTTAGCTTGAACAAACATCGCTCCTTGGGAGAATGCGTTGTCGGAGTTTCCTTTGGTTCCAGCAGTAATCTTAGCAGATTCGTTAGAATCACGGGTTAAGGTGATCGATCCGAAGTCAGCAGATACGTCCGCTTGAGTGTAGGTGTACAATGCTTTGGTTCCGTCGGTGTCAATTCCGAGGATGTAGTAGGTTCCGTTATCGTTGGATCCTAATGCGTCTCCTCCACCGCCTGGAAGGCGGATGAAAGCTCCACGGAAGTTAGCAGCGTAGTCACCGTCAGTTCCACCTAAAGCTCCAGATGCAGTTGCGTCAGCAATAGCATTGAATGCGTAGAAGGTAGGAAGAAGAGGAGAACCTTGGCGTCCACGAGCGGTGTCGATAAGAACATTATGGTTAGCGATAACATTGTTGTCCCATTTTGCGTAGGAGCCGGAGTAGAGCTTGTTGTTTTCACCACGAGCGTCAGCTTGGGTAATAGCTTCAAGGTAGTCAGGATCGGAGCGTAATGGGCGCAAGCATGCATCAGGAGCGAAGAACAAGTAACCAGGAATTTCTTGGTTAACATCTCCGCCAGTGTTCATAGGCTCAGCACCGTTAGCGATAAGAGCTTGTTTTGCTTCTTGAATGATGTCGGTACTTAATCCGTCAACATATTTAAGAGCTCCACTTGTGCCTGTTCCGTATCCGCTGATGAAGTTAGATCCAACAGTGTTTTTAAGACAGATTTGACGTAATGCGAACTGGATTTGATCCTGCTCGGTACGGCTCATCCATTCGGACATGACTTCAGCTGAAAGCTGGTCAATTGTCTTACCGGTGAATCTCATGAGCTTAAGAACTTGTGTCCAAGAAACTGCATGACGAACGAGGTCAACCTCAATGCTGAATGTTCCGAAATCAAGAGTATCGGTAGCGTTCTTGAGAATTTCTTCCCCACGAACACCTTGTCCTCTGATAGGAGCAACAGTAGTGAATGTTACTTTGTCTGATCCGCCTGCGCTAAGATCGCGTTTTTCTGTGATTGGTTTACCGCTTCCTTCGCCGCCGATGAACTTTGCAAATACGTTTTTTTCCCGAGCGTCGCGAGATACGAGCTCAGACCAAAGACGTGAACGCAAGTCAGAGTTAGGACCATCAAGAAGACCTTGATAGGAAGTGGTGTTGTTTACGAGATCCACATTGCCAGCACTTTGTGCTGCGCTGATGGGATTGGGGGATGCTGGGATGCCTTTTATAGCCATTTTATTTAATTATTTGAGATTAGGATTGTTGCTCCTATTACCTCAGTGGCTGTGCTCCTCCAGGATTTCCAAGCAGAGCATAGATATCATCTTTGTTCATATTAGGAAGCTGTTGAATTAAGCCGTCCGGGGTGATCGGAGCGTTTACAGGTTGTGCCGTAGTTCCTGTCGTCAAGACCTTTGCCTGAGTTCCCATCTGTGGTGCCTGCGGCTGAGGGGCAACGGCTTGAGGCTGTTGCGCAACTACCGGTGGAGGCGATACTGATGCGAATTCGTTGGCGAGTAATTCAGGCCATTTTGGCGAATCAAAAACTGCGGCGTAGTCGGGGTCGGACTGAGCTTGTGAAACATAATCATCGAACTGCTTACGATAGACCGAAGCCTTATCCTGCAATGCGGGGAATCTTTCATAAACTCTGTCTCTACTCTCCATCGCTTTACTCCGATGGGTCTGATAAACTTGCTGACTCTGAGCCTCTTCCATTTGCTGTTTACGGAGAGTCAAGGTTTGCACTTCGAGTTCCTTTTTCATGATCTCACGCTGAAGACGTAATGCTTCGGTGGTCTCAAGATCCTCTGCTGCTTTCTCGACTTTTCCTTCAAGCTCCATGATAGTAGCCCGTATGTCGTCTGCTTGTTTATCAATGCCTTGAATAGGATCGGGCTCGGACGCCTCGACTTGTTCCTGGGGCTGATAAGTTGTTTGGGAAGATGGTTGAACATCCTGACCGTAAATTACACGGGAGGCGTCAGCAAAGGATCCGCTAAAGCCCTCAGACCGATATAGGTCTATGACTTGCTGATCTAACTCGTTTCTTGGACGGATTCGTCTTTTGGCGAGTTTTTCCTCTTCTGATTCCTCCGGCTCTTCGGCTTCGGCTTCGGCTTGCGGCTCTGGGCTTGTAGCCTCAGGCTGCTGAACTTGTTCCTCGGTCGTAGGCTCGACGGTCTCTGGCGTTATACCTAAAGCATTCCGAATATCCTCAGTTGAGGCATTCTCGATGCTTGTTTCTTCAGTAGTTTCTTGCGGGGATTCAACCTCCGCGATAGCTGTTTCCATATCCGCACATTACCGAATGTCGCGGACGGTCGTAACCGGTTGTAAAGCGTTTTAGTACTTCTTTTTACCGGTTACATTACCGGGTTTTTCAATAGGAGACTCGCTCTTTTCATTTTGCATCATTTCTAATGCACATTGTCCTTTAAAGATTTCTTTGCAGACGGTTGGGGCGATGCATTTATCGCCACACATTTTCTTTTCTTTAGCCTTCTTTTTTCCTTCGCTCATTTCTTTTTGAGTGCTTGTATTAGTTTTACGGTCATGTATGCGGTAGTCGCAACTCCACAGACGCAGGCAATTAGATCACTCCATTGCCCGAGAGATACGACGGCTAGTGTTCCGCCCCAGCCTATTAAAGAAGATTGATCAATCATGGGTGTTATTTTTTTCGAGGTTGTTAACTTTTTTAGCGACAGTTCTCACGCGCCAGTAATGAAATATAAAATATAAAGCCATCCCCACAGCACTTATCATTAAGATATCGTAAATCCCATCGATCAGCTTTTGGAAAAAGCCTCTCTCTTCTTGTAATTTCAATTCAATCAATTTTGCCACATCACCCTCTCCTAAAGCTTGTAATTCTTCAGTTTTTTTAATTACCGCGTCAGACTCTTTAATTATTTGCCCCGCAGCAGCCCCCAATCCGGCACCGGCAAAAGCTGTCGCCGGCCCCCCAATAGAACCAACCCCGCCACCAATCGCACCTAAAGCAGTGGGCGCAAAAGTTTTTACTGAACAAGCTGAAAGACTAAAGACAACAAAAGGAAGAATGTATCGACAATTATATCTCTTTCTAAGAAGAAAAAAAACATTGCTAACACCCAGTAAATTTCTTTTTGAAGATGAGTCATTCATTTTTTAGAAAAAAAAGGGGTCGAAGGATTGGACCTCCGACCCCTTAGGAGAATCAATAAGCTAAATTAGGCTTATCCTAATGAAGTGGTGAATTGAGCAAGTGTACCGAGGTTATCAGCACCAACGAATACATCGTTAACTTTGATGTCCATAAGAGTAGCACTTGTGTCGTCATTGGAGATGTCGGTTGAAGAAGAAGAAGCAGAAGTTTTGTAACAAACGAATTTGTCTTCACCTTCGTCGAATACTAATGCAACATTATCTTCGCTTGATCCACGTTCCATGATTAATCCAACGTCATTTGCGTTGTTAGTTCCGGAAGCTGCTCCGTCATTGAGAAGCATGATTGAATCTTTAACTTGGGAGTTAACAGTTTCAATGCTGGTGGTTGTACCAGTAACGGTAAGATTTCCGGTGAGAGTTAAGTCAGTACCAGAAACTGCACCGGTGAAAGCAGCGCCTGCAAGGTTTGCTTTAACAGTGTCAAGATTAGTAACCGCAGCCGCACGGGTTGTTGCTTCAGCAGAAACAGCAGCTTGGCGATCGGTAACTTCTTGTGCAAGATTAGTGGTTAATACACCTTCAGCGGCAGCAGCACGAACTTCTTCAGCGTCAATTTCGCCTTGAAGAGCAGTGTCAGCAGCAGCGCGGGTAGAAGCTTCACCAGAAACAGCAGATATACGAGCGGTTTCTTCGTCACTTATTGCGGTTGCATTTGCAGATTCAGCAGCACGAGCAGTAGTTGCTTCAGCAGCCAAGTTAGTGGTAAGAACACCTTCAGCAGCAGTAGCACGAGTTTCTTCGTCAGAAATCGCAGTTGCGTTTGCAGATTCAGCAGCACGGGCGGTGCTAGCTTCGGAACTGATTGCAGTTGCGTTAGCAGACTCAGCAGCTCTAGCAGTAGTTGCTTCCGCGTCAATGTTAGATTGTAGAGTGGTGTCAGCAGAAGAACGTGAGGTTGCTTCAGCAGTGATTGCTGCGATTCTTGCAGTTTCTTCAGCAGTAACGTTGGCTTGAACGCCATCGACTTTACCTTTAACTGCTGCACCGATTTGTTGGAGAATATTTGACATAGTAATTAATTAATAGTGGTTATGAAAAATCGAAACAGAGTTGATTCGACACATGCATCATCCCAAATAAGTACAGCTATCTCAATCGGTTGCTACTGTTTTACATCCGGTCGCTTAGACCGGTTATGACCGTATATAAACGAATATGGGCGTAACAAAAAATCGTTATCTTTCGCCACGAATTATTCGTGAAAGGATGGATGTCTCTCCCGGTACCGTTCGCCGATGGGCTAAGCAATATGGGTGGGAGAGGAAAGAAATTAATGCACGGGTCATTCGATATAAAGCGGAGGATGTGGAAAATAGTTTGGGGGTTTCATTCGAATGAGTTTAGCAGCAGAAATAGGCACAGCCGTTCGATTGGTCACAGACAGCAAAAAAGGCCTCGTTCGAATAATCGATACCGAGGCCGTTATTAAAGCTAGGAGTGGTGATCCAATAGGATCCTTGGCACTAGGAACAGATACAAATAAATTATATATGCACTTAGGCTCAGGCTCCTGGGTCGTAATTAATACGACCCCCGCTTAAGAGTTATACGAGTTCTTCTACAGGCTTAGCCCAGGAAGAATCATGATCAACAAGCTCGTCAGCGCTGAAGTGCTGATCGCATTTCCATTTTCCTTTGGTTATAACCGGGAACAAGAACATTCCATAATCAGCATGATCGGGATTATCAATCATAACGGACTCAGCATACTTGCTTGTTCCAGCGTTATCAGGAATAGAAAGCAAGGATTTCATCTCTGCTTCTTTTGCGTCAAACTCCTCAGGAGTATTAAGTAATTTATATTTAGTAGCCATAGTATTTAAGGTTAGAGATTAAAATTTATAGGTAAATCGATTCACCGGTTAAATCGCTAAATGTAGGCTGAGCGCTTGCAGTTCCCTGGGTTACATCATTTCCATTTCCGCTTGAGTCGGTTATGGTTGCGATAGAACCGCCTGAAGTTGCTGAATCACTTGAATCATCTCCCATTTTATACCAGACAAGCGGATTTAAGGGTGATAAATCGCTAGGCGCTCCGTTGTTGTAAACTGTTGCGGCATCAGATGCGGATAAGGTGGAATCCCATGTAGCAAGTTCATCTACGACACAGTCTTGAAATTGATTCCAACGTCCTCCGCCACCCGCAACTACGTGAAATTGATAGTTTCCAGCCAAACTATTATTATTGTCTGTAAAAGTGTTTTTTAAGGCACCGTCTACATAAACTTTAGCTTCATTTGCTGTGCCGTCAAAAGTGAATGTAATATGGTACCAAGTATTCAAACTAAATGAGTGTGATATGTTATGGAACGAATTTGATAAGTAAAACATCCATGTGCCCGGAGTAGTAGTTGTATAGATCCCGCTGTTCGTACCTGACGCAGGCCCATTCCCATAACCGAAAAGTGGTCTGTAAGGATTTTCAGTCCGAAGTTTTACCCACGCACTTTGTGAAACAGGCGTCGAATTAGCCCATGCAACAGAGTTTGGCCGGGGAATACTCGCTGAATATAAAAAATCACCCGATCCATCAAAGCTTGCGCCCCAGCGGTTTTGGTAGACCGCGCCAACGCCATCGGAATCGAGCTGTACCCAAGAGCTTCCATTATAAACGATAAATTGATTCGTCGAGGTTTCGAAGTATGCCTTGCCCGCGATCGTAGTCCCGGTGCTTCTGTCTGCGATTGTATCTATTGAGGCCATGATGTTTTAAGTTCTAGATTAAAATTTATAGGTAAATCGATTCACCGGTTAAGTCTGAGAATGTAGGCTGGTTGCTTGCAGTTCCCTGGGTTGCATCATTTCCATTCCCGCTTGAGTCGGTTATAGTTGCGATAGAACCGCCTGAAGTTGCTGTATCACTTGAATCATCTCCCATTCTCCAGTATCCTTTAAGATTCGCGGTGCGATCGGTATCATACGATCCCGCTAATGTTAGATCATTAGGTACTCCGCTGTTGTAGATTGCAGTTATATCTGCTCCGGATAATGCTGTGTCGAATATAGCTGCCTCATCTATTAACCCTTCCGCTTCGTCAGCGTGAGCCCCTCGACCAATTTCGAACTGGTCGCGACCTGAGCTATCCGGAGCGTAATGTATCGCACGTGTTTCCGCTACAGAGTAGTCTTCGACTCCATCCACGTATCCTTTGATGTAACTACCATCATATGTTAAGGCGACATGGTGCCAGTCGGTTAGAGTCACTGCTGTATTAAAGGTACCATCCTTGTAGCCACCATTAAAACCTAAGAAAAAATTAAATTTATTCGCACTTGTATATCGCAAATACATCGAACCGTACTGAGCGCCATATTTTGATAATAGATAGTTATAAGCAGCTACCGAACCGCTTACCTTACACCATGCTGACACAGTTAGATTAGCGGGGCTGAGTGACGAATCGTTTCCACAGTCTAAATAATCACTCGATCCATCAAAGCTTGCGCCCCAGCGGTTTTCGTAGGCGATCGAGCTGTTAAATGTTTTCCAAGCTGCTCCATCATAAAGTTTTACCGCGTTAAGAGTTGAATCAAGAACCAGGTCACCAGTAATCGGGGTTAGCGCGTTAATTTCTGCTGTAGTATATACGTTTAAATCGCTCATTATGCGTCGTTGTTATAAGTTTGCCAATCAGTACCATCGAATATGTAGAGATCGTAGGTATCAGTTCCGAACATGATAGTACCGGTAGCATCGCTGGATCGCGACCGGATGTTTGATTCGGTGTCTCCTGAAATATTTAATGTCTGACCAGCCGCAAGAGCGTCCGCCTTAATATTGTCAATGGTACTGATACTCCAAACACCACCGTCAGCGTAGTAAATTACATTAGTGTCACTAGCAACCGCTATGGTTCCGTTTGCCGCACCACTAATTAATTGAATATTAGCCGCGGTATCTGAATGCGTAACAGTTACATCAGCAATCGCAGAGACAAAGGTTGCGTAATTGCCGATAGATAATTCTAAAGCAGAAACCTGAGCTTTTTGAGCTGCTTGAGATTCAGCTGTGGGTGCTGGTATAACCAAGGATCCGGTTACTGTACCCCCCGCTAAATCTAGTTTTTCTGCTAATTTCCCGCCTACTGCGGTTCCGATTTGTTGTAAAATATTTGCCATAGGTTTTTGTGGTTATCTGATATTCGTATAAAAACAGAATCGATTCAATCGGTTGCTCGAATTTTATTTTTAATCTTCAAGTGCGGCGAAGAATTCGTTAACATCCAGGTTATCAGCGATTTCCTTAAATGTGTTAAGTGAAACCGGAGCATCTTCAACTACTTGAGTAACATTTTGAGTATTTACTTCGACCTTTTCCTCAATGACCTGAGCCTCAGTTTTCGAAAGAAATAGATCTTTTACTCGACCCACTACTTCACCAAGACTGGTAACCGTATTCTCGCTGTCATTCAGACCAGCGCTGTTGAATACTTTTATATCACCCATTATAGATAGTTGTGCCAGTCAGTTCCGTCGTAAATAAACAAGCGATCAATATCACTGCTGTACTTAATAGTTCCAACCGCGGGAGTAGTTGCAACAAGCGCATCCTGATCCGTTGATAACGGAGCAATGTTTAAAGTTAATTTGGTTGCAGTTAAACCGCTAGGGCCAGATACCGGAATTGCTTCGGTTGCGGTTAAACCACTTGGGCCGGATGCTGGAACTGCTTCGGTTGCGGTTAAACCGCTAGGGCCAGATACCGGAATTGCTTCGCTTGCAGTTAATCCGCTTGGGCCAGATACTGGAACTGCTTCGGTTGCAGTTAATCCACTCGGGCCAGATACAGGAGGGTCAATCTGTTGCGTTGCAGTTAAACCGCTTGGGCCAGATACTGGAACTGCTTCGGTTGCAGTTAATCCGCTTGGGCCAGATACTGGTGGGTCAGTTGAGACAGGTGTTTCCGGATATTTTGATATACCAAGAGATC